TAGTTAGCAGTCCTAGCGGTCAAAGCCTGCGCTGTCCGTTTCGCAGGTTGTGGGGTGCGAGCAGTCTTGGGAGCTGGACTCCCAGAACCATTCGGTCCCAATTTGGTGAGAAGTGCTTTCTTGAGAGCAGCGGAGTAATCAATCGCTCCGCTGGACCCAAAGCACTGCGGGATGTACTGAATAGCGTGGGGAGCAATCTTCTCTCCCTGTGGCATCTTCAGGTAACCCACAACAATCCCCTGTTTTCCGAGTATCTTGAGCTTGTCTCTCTTACGGTTCAAGAACATCAGAATCTGCCCGTCAGGTAACTTAAACGGGTCAATTCCCTCTTTGAGAGCGACGTGGGAGAGGGCATCGTGCCCCATTCCCATGTGGATGTCGGAAAATAGATGGATCAGTCGAGTCGTTGTCATTGTTTTACCAGCCTTATTACTGTGTTGTTGATACGAATATGCTTACTCTGTGGGGTCCAACGGACACCCACTGACTGCGACGTACAGAGTAAGAATAAGCCGGACATAACGCTGAGTACGCCAAATGTAAAGCCTATAACTGCATGTTTCATCTTGATCCTCCTTTCACGAGTTTGACTACGGTGATGGTGACGGCGGCAGGGATGCCGAATGTCACCGATATAATGATCAATGCTGAGAGTAAGTCTGCCATGGTGTTCATGGGCTACCCGTGTCTCAGCTCTTTGATCAAGGCGGCGATGTCGGTGGGGGACCAGTAGAGCAGCGTGATGTGGGCTTCAGGGCTCAGGATGGGGGGTGCGGGTGGCGGGCTGATCTGCTCGTAGGTCTGCTTCTTGGTGTATTTGCGGGTGCCCTTCTTGCCTTTGTGTTGGCGAAGGGTGAGCGGGTTGGGCTGATACCTGCGCCAGGAGTAGTAGGCTCCTTTGGGGATGTCGAGGTCGGTGAGGACATCGTTGAGTTTCTCGCCTTGGGTTACGCGGCTTTTAACGGCCTCGTAGTCGTGTTTGAGTGGTTTCATATCGCCTCTTTCTTCAGCTTGATTAGCTGAGTCAATGCCCCAGCGTTGTAGGGAATTAGTCAGATAACCAAGTAGTGGTGCGGTCTAGTCAGCGAAGTTTACAAATATTAACTAAGTTACGAGATCGTAAGTAACTTGATGCATTAATTCAAGACAGTGGTCGATAAGACAGCGGGTGAGACAGATGGTACTGTCTTGGGAAAAACGATAGGAGTTGCGGGGGTTAGCGGGGTATTATTAGACAGTACTTTCTACACTCTGAAAAATAATAATAATAATAATAATATAGTAGAATAGTCAGGTATAGGGTGGGGGGTAGGGTGTAAAATATAGGGAGAGCAGTGTGAAAATACTGTCTGTCTGTCTTTGGGGGTTAACCCCTCGTAATCCCACGCTAAAGTGCCGAGACAGCCGCTATTGTCTCAAAAAGTGCTGTCTTGTCTCGAACGCAGCGAATCAAACTAGAATAGTCTACAACTAATCTCATCCCCCACCGCTGGCATATAGGTGAGATAGACGGTCTTCTTGGCGCGGATAACATAGCCCCCCCGCCTAATGGGATACACGACTGTAACTGCCCAGTGACTATTGCCCTCACCGCGTGGTGGGACATAGATCACCGTAGCTGTGATCATACGCATGATTACACCTGTCTTATCTAAGAGTAAGAAAATGCCCATCCATGGGCTAGGGTTGGATTAGCCTACAGCTTGGTTCTTCCTGGCTAGATAGTCCGTCTGCCTCTTGGTGGCTTCGTGTCCATTGGCTTTGAGAAACTGGCCGATCTCGTCCCGCATCGCGAATATCGCCTCCCAGCCCACTAGCGTGTTACTCACGCTGAATCTCCCCTTACCGGGGATACCGTGGACCTCGATGTATCCTGCATCGGATAGACTGATCTTGGTCTTACTCTTCTGAGCCTGGGCTAGTTTAGCTTCGAGTTCAGCAATTCTTGCTTCGTACTGTACTTGGGTCATATCATCGCCTTTCTTTAAGCTTGACCAATGGTCAAGACTGGTTTAGTATACCGGGCCTTATTCGTTTTGCCCGTTGCGGCGGCACTATGCGAGCGGTGTGCCAACCGGAATTCCTCAATGAATTCAAGCTGGTGGCGTTTTGCACCGTGTAAAAAATATATGACACTGACAATTTTTGTCACTTTCGATGGTCTTGCCCAGTCCTGTCCAAGGAGGGTGAACCCCTCGTCCTAATACGCTAGGAGACCCCCCACCCCCAAGATTCACGCGTGGTAAAATGCGGCCCCAGCGCTCCAAGGACGGCTTCAATTTCTGGAAACATTTGACTCACTGCATCCTAGTGCAAAATAATCGTTGACTCCATAGCAGCCTGCTTCATGATGAAGCTATGTTAAAACTGTTTGCGCTGCTTGCGCTTCTCCTGCCCGTCCTCGCCTCAGCCTTCGACGGTCTTTACTCAGGCGGCGATCCGTGCATGGACCCCGCATCCTACCTCCAGTTTCTCGCAGGCCAGACCTCCGGCACTTCACTCACCCAGATCATCCCCGCAGTTGCGGGCCAGCAAATCTGGATTTGCTCGATGATCGTCCACGGAGTCTCGGGCACGACCCCCACGCTCACTTTCGATTATGGCAGCGGCAGTAACTGCGCTACCGGCACCACCGTCATTATCCCAGCGCTATCCACCGCAGCCGGTGCCTTTTTCCCATTTCCCAACCCCGTCACCAAAGTCCCGATCGGAAAAGCTCTTTGCTACCAGGGTGGCGGCACATCGCCCGTTCAAACCTACCTGATGTCGTATGTTCAGAAATAAACAAAGATTGTTTAAGAGAGAAAGGACCCTCATGAAAAAGTTATTTTTGCTTCTCGCGCTGGCTGCCACCGCAGTCTCCGCCCACGCCTACATCGGCGGAACTCCGTTCCTCCCCGAGATCGACGCCCGATTCAATGCTCTTGAGCAGGGCAACATCCCCCCGACGACCTTCCCGATGGGTGCTGCTGACGGCCACTACGTCAAGCAGATTGCCAAGGCGACGTACGATTTCTCCAAGTACACGGGCGCAGTCGGCACCTACAACCTGGGTGTTTCTCTCCCGGCCAACGCGATCATCCTCCACAGCTTCGTTTACTCCATTACCCAGCCCACGACCTCCGCATCGGGCACCCTGGCGCTCAAATGCCAGAATACGGGTGATATCCTCGCCACGACCGCCGCAGCGTCCTTCGGGGCTGCTGGAGCGTCTATTGAGGGTGCTGCCACGGGGACGACCTACAAGTACACCACCGCTGCGTGCAACCTCCAGGCTGTGATCGCCACGGGCGCACTGACCGCTGGTAAGGTCGCCGTCTACGTCGAGTACGCAGTTCATCAATGATTGAAGGCGGGGGCGAGGAAACTCGCCCCACCGTTTTTGAGACTGAAGGGGGAAGCTCGTGTCCAGTTCCGTATTCGCCCGATATCGTGTTGCGAATCGCGGCACTTTACTCGACGGGGATGAGTCTTTACCAAATCTCCCGCCAAGCGGAGATGCCCCGATACCAGTCCCTTTTAGGGTGGGTCAAAAAGCATGACGAACTCAGAGAGGCACTCGATGCCGTGCGCGCCCTCCGCGCCCTCCACTTCGAGGATAAAGCCCTTACCGTGGCCGAGGAAGCCTGTGGCAAGGACGCTGACCGCATCCGCCTTGACGCCTTCAAATGGGCAGCCGAAGTCAACGATCCATCCCGTTACGGAAAGCGCACCGTCACCCACGAAGGCAGTGGAGGCGGTACCACGATCATCGTCAACACCGGCTTCGGGGAACCCAACGACTGGCAGAAGCCCCCACGACTTGGCGCTGACGGTCTCATTGAAAGAGCTATTGCAGTCAAGGCCGAGGTAGCCGATGTCGAAGCAAAAGACCCTGAATGAGCAAACCCCCGAGATTGACCTAAGACCCACGGGGACCAATTTCACCATCCCGCTTCTGACCCTCCAAGCCCGCTACTTGGAGCCCTCCCCCGGTAAGACCCGCTACATGCGGATGCTCCAGGCTGGAGAGGACTTGAACCGCGCACGCGCGATTTACTTCCGCTGTCCCCAGTGCGGGGTCAAACACATGATCACGCTGCCGTTTGGATTCAGCGACGTGCCCGCAAATTTGCAGCCCCCCATCCGCTGTACCCCGATGAATTGGCCGGTCCAGATGAATGGGCTCACCATCCGCGAAGGCGTGACCCTCCCATGCGGGATCACAGGCTACATCCAAGTCGGGCAGTTCAACTTCAGGAGGACATCGTGACGGTTGAGTCGATTGGAAAAGACGCGATCACCCCACGCTTCGTCCTCGAAAAGGTGCATGAGTGCGCCGACGAGCTGAAGGACTTGTTTGTGGTTTCATTTCCGAAGGAAGGTGGCAACCGGATTTGGGTTGCGGGCGATCTCAGCAACGCAGCCCTGGCAGCCCTTCTTCTTCAGCACATCGCTATGAGCGCATGTCTAGGAGCCGTGGACGATGAGCGAGGGTAAGAAGCCCCCGCAGAAATCCTCCATCGACACGGGCTTCGTGCCCCGTAAACTCCAGCTTGAGTTACGATCCAAGCTCCGTAGGTTCAACGTCATCGTCTGCCATCGCCGGTTTGGTAAGACCGTATTTGCGGTCAATCATCAGATCGACAAGATGCTCAGAAACCAGCTACCCGCCCCGCGTGCCGCGTACATTGCACCTACCTTCGGGCAAGCTAAGCGCATCTCGTGGGACTACTACAAGAAGTACACTGAAAAATTGAAGGACGCTAAGGGACTTTCGCTTGCAGTCCCACACGAACAGGATTTACGCATCGACTATTTGATGAACCAGGGAAAGCAGTTCTTACTCTCTGCTGAGAACCCGGTTTCGATCAAGGGGATTTACCTCGACGATGTACTTCTCGACGAGTTCGGAGAGATGGACCCTGCCGTGTGGACGGAGGCTGTGAGACCCACTCTCTCTGACCGAGGGGGTGGGGCCATTTTCATTGGGACGCCGAAGGGTCAAAACACGTTTTACAAGCTCTATGAGTATGCTACTCAGTCGGGTGATCCCGAGTGGTTTGGCTGCGTCTACAGGGCTTCCGAGACAGGAATCATCCTTCCCGCAGAGTTAGAATCCGCTCGCAAGACCATGAGCGAGGAAGAGTATGAGCAGGAGTACGAGTGCAGCTTCAACGCTGGGCTCACGGGAGCTTATTTTGGAAAGGAACTCGCAGTTGCGGAGAAGGAAGGCCGCGTGGGCGATTTTTCTTATGACCCCGGACTCGCAGTGGACACCTACTGGGACTTGGGAATTAACGACACCACCGCTGTCTGGTTCATTCAAACTAACCGTGGCCGACACTTCGCGATTGACTATTACGAGATATGTGGGGCTTCGATTCCCGAGATTATTGCTGATCTTCAGAAGAAGAACTACCCGCTGGGTGAGTTCTGCCTCCCCCACGACGCTAAAGCCCGTGATCTATCGACGGGGGTGGCGCAGGTTCAGCAGTTTTATAAGCACGGTGTCCGTCGAGTCAGGATCATACCCCGAGTGGGCTCCAAGCGAGAGGGGATCAACGCTGCTCGCGTGATCATGCGGACCACGCACTTCGACAGAAAGAGGTGCAAACGCGGTCTTGAGGCTCTCTCCAATTACCAGCGCAAATGGAATTCCAAGAACAACGTCTTTGAGGAGAGCCCGCTCCACAATTGGGCATCCAATGGTGCCGACGCTTTTCAGCAGTTTGGACTAGGCCAACGGGGCGATTCAGAGGATAGTAGTAGTACAAACGAGCGGCTATACGGCAAATGCGGGACGCAAGCTGTGTCAGCCTACCATCCGTTTGGGGGGAAATGAGATGAGAGACTTCACAGCGGAGTTGCATGACTCCTTTTTCAAGGACCATTTTAACTGGAGCACTGTTAGGACCGAGCACGCTTTCGCAGCCTACTTCGTGAACGCCGACACCTTCGTCTGTGCCCAGATTCACGTTCACCCTGAGCATCAGCACGGGGGTAAAGAGACAGGTGAGGGACGCAAACTCCTCACGGCTATCGTCAAGAAGGCAGTGGAGCTTGATTGCAAGAAGGTTGCCTGCACGATCCAGCCCTTTCACCCCACCGCTCACCCAGCCCTTCTTGCCGCCTTCGCGGGCGGATTCAAGCTCAAAGGCATGACCAAAGAAGGTCAGATTTACCTTGAAATGGGGGTGGCATAATGTGTGGGGGAGGCGGAACAAGCACAGCACAGGCATACAGCGTGGACACAGATGCACTCGCTCAGTTCATGACGACACAAGCGGGCCAGGCGTACAAAGATCAGTACAGCCCAGGCAATTCTTACGCTCAGGTTGGAAGCTCGATTCAGTCGTATGATCCGAGTCAAACATCTCTGGAAAACGGTTCAGGGCAATGGGGGAAGGGCGTAGTAGGCCCGGATGTTTCTGGTTTCCTAACGGCTTTCAATGCCTGGAACACCGACCGCAGTGCGGCCCAGTCCGCTTGGAGCAACTACGCCACTCTTGTGGCTCAGCAAAACGGTGGTGAGGGCACATCAACTATTCTGGGTAACTCAGCGCCCACCCCCTATTCGAGTGTAATGGGAAATCCCGCCACTCCTCAGGGTCCAGCTAAGTTGGGCATGAGAGGAAGCGCATAATGGTTGACACGACATCTTACGGCCTAAATCCCGGAGTTGAGAGTAATGCCTTCACCCAGAACATTATCAATGGGAGTGAGCAGCCTCAGCAAAAGAAGGAAGAAGCTGATCGGATCATGGGTCGCTGGGATCAGATGGATTCTGCCGCGATCAACTGGAAGCTCCACTGGCAGCGCTGCTACCAGTACATCGTACCCCGCAAGGAAGATGTCATCGCTGTCCGAATGCCTGGGGACGATCGTGAGTCTGACATTTACGATACTACTGCTGTACTTGCTAATGAGCAGCTTGGGTCTGCGCTGCACTCCATGCTCACGAATCCTGAGACAAGATTTTTCGAGCTTCTTTTTGGGGACCCAGCCCTAGACGAGAACTCCGCCGTCAAGGAGTGGTGTCAGGAAACCGGCGATAGGATGTATCAGGTCCTGAACTCCTCGAACTTTCAGACCGAGATTTACGAAATGTACATCGACCTCACTGCCGCAGGCACGGGGCATTTGTACATGGAAGAAGACGACGAGTATATCGTTCGCTTCTCAGCTAGAGCCCTTAAAGAAGTCCGTATCGACGAGAATGCGATGGGCCTGGTCGATGTGACTTATCGGGTATTCAAGCTCAGGCCCTTTCAAATCCTCCAGATGTTCCCGGAGCTGAAGGAGCTTCCGAACGACATCCAGATGGCAGCCGACAAGAACGCGGCTGACCAGATCGAGATCATTCACGCCGTTGAGCCGATTGAAGACGTGCGAGACCAATCCCACGCTGGAAAGACCAAGGCCAAAGGCCACAAATTCTCCTCCACCTACATGCTCAAGGACAAACGCTTCATCCTGAGCCAAAGCTCATACGAAGAATTCCCATACTGCTCACCCCGCTGGAGTAAGACCACGGGTGAGCTTTATGGTCGCGGTCCTGGAATGCAGATGCTTCCTGACATCCAGATGCTCAACGCGATGATGCTCACCGTAATTCAAGGAGCCCAGAAAACGGTCGATCCGCCTCTCATGGTAGAGGACGATTCTGTCATCGGACAAGTTCGCTTGACTCCAGGGGGACTCACGACGGTGCGTCCCGGCTCCGAACCTTTGAGGCCCCTCATCACCAACGCTCAAGTTGAGTTTGGTGAGAAGATGCTCGACAGTATTCGTGGAAGAATCCGAGCGGGATTCTACGTTGATCAGCTCCAGCTTCCGAAGGAGTCGCCTCAGCGCACAGCAGAGGAAGTCCGTCAGATTGCCGAAGAACAGATGAGGCTCATGGGTCCAATCTTAGGACGCCAGCACTTTGAACTCCTTCGCCCCCTCATCACCCGCCTATTTGGAATCATGTGGAGAAAGGGCAAAGTCGATGCTCCTCCTCAGATTCTCAAGGGTAAGAAGATGGAAGTGAAGTACTCCTCGCTGATCGCTCGCGCGCAGAAGATGCAGGAAGCTCAGAACATGGTCAGGGCTTTTCAGACAATCCAGCCCATGGTTCAGATTTTCCCCGAGGTCAGGGATGTTCTCAGGATCGAGGACGCCACCCGCTCCATTTGGGACCTCTACGGAAACCCGGCCAAACTCCTTTACGACGAGGAGGAAGTCGAGAGAAAGCGCAAGATTCAGCAGCAGCAGGCTCTCAAGCTACAGGAGCAACAAGAGGAGCTGCATAAATCTGAGGTCGCCAAGAACAACGCCCCGATGGTCTCCGCTGTCGGGCAGTTGGCTCAGGCTCAACAACCACAATCGCAAGGACAGTAAATGATTTTGGGAAAAAAGAAGTACCGTGACGAGGCCGAGAAGGTTGAGGCTCAACGTCAGAAGCTGATCGCGTACAAGAAGTTTTTTCA